CCCCCGCCCCGCTCGGTCAGAGGGGAGCAGCTAGGCGGTGCGGGGGCGCGCGCCCGAACCGGGGCCAGATCACCCCGGCCCCGGCATCCGGCCACGGCCCCTAGGCCTGGCCGAACTTCAGCAGCTTGATCGCGGCAAAGTCGCTCACGTCGCCGCCCACCCGCTTGGTGGCGTAGAAAAGCACGTGCGGCTTGGCGCTGAAGGGATCGCGCAGGATGCGCAGATCGGGCCGCTCCGCCACGGTATAGCCGGCGCGGAAATCGCCGAAGGCCAGGGCAAAGCTGTCGGTCGCCACGTCCGGCATGTCCTCGGCCACCAGCACCGGGTAGCCCATGAGCTGCGCAGGCTCCCCCGCCGCCAGCCCGTCGGACCAGAGGAAGCGGCCATCGGCATCCTTCAGTTTGCGGATGCGTCCCGCCGTCTTGGAGTTCATCACGAAGGCCGCGTTGGCCCGGTAGGGCGCCGCCAGGGCATAGACCAGGTCCACGATGTCGTCCGCACTGAGGTCCCCGGCCAGGCCCGTCGCGCGGTAGCCCAGGCTGCCCCAGGCCCAGCTGCCGTTCTCGACCTTGGGGTGGTCCATGAAGCCGCGCGGCTTGTCCACCCCGTCGCCCGAGATAAAGGCCATGGCCTCGGCCCGCGCGAACTTGTCCGCGATCCGGCCCGCCAGCCAGCCCTCGATGTCGAAGGCGCTGTCGTCCAGCAGCCGCTGCGAGGCTTTCGGCAGGGCGCTCAGCTCGTGCAGCGGAATGGTGATCCGGTCGATCTGCGGCGTGTCCGTCTCGGCCTGCGGCCCGGCCTCGGTGGACCAGCCGGCCCCCACGTCCGTATGGTCCACCAGAACATCGAAGGAGGTCGCCTCGACCCGCACCACCGAGGCAATCGCCCGCACCGAGGCGCTTGCCCGCAGGACCGACTGGACCTGCTCGGCGGTCTGCGGATCGACGAGGTAGCCGCCCTCCGAGTTGACCGCCGTGGAAAGCGACTTGCCCTCCAGCTCCAGCCCGCGCAGGGCCGCGTCGTCGCCGTTGCGCAGATAGGCGCCAAAGGCCTTCTGATGGGGCGCCTCGGCCCCTTCCGCCCCGCCCAGCGGGGTCCGCCGGGTCACGGCCATCTTGCGATCCAGTTGTGTCATTCGCTCTTCCGTCTGTTGAAGTTTCGCCTCAATATCGCTCTGGAAGCCCCTGAAGTCGTTGACAAATCCCCTCACCGCCATGCGCACTTCCTCGGTGGGGCTCAGGGCCCCCGCCATCTCGTCACTCATCTTTTCCTGCCTCTCTCTTTGCCGCCTCTCAGGGCCGCGCCAGGGCCACCCGGGCCCCCTCGAAGACCGCCGCCATCTCCCGCAGCACCGGCCCCAGGGGCAAAAGATCACCCTTCGCCCCGACCCGCGCGGAGGGCAGCATCGGGAAGGTCACCAGGGAGACCTCCCAAAGCTCCAGCTCTGACAGCAGCCGCTTGCCGCCCTCGGTGCGGCTCGCCTTCACCGTGCGGTAGCCGATGGAAAGCCCGTCGATGGCCCCCGCCTCGATCAGCGCCTTGGCCTCCCGGCCCTTCTCGACCGAGGCAAGGATGCGCCCCTTCACCCAGAGGCCCTTCGCATCCTCCCGCACCTCGTCCCAGACCCCGATGGGCTGGCCCGGCTCGTGCTGCCAAAGCATCTTGATCCGCCGCCCCTCGGCCGCCATGGCCTTCAGGTTCGCCCCGTAGGCTCCCGGCGCCACCACGTCGCCGCCCTTGTCCGTGTCCCCGAAGAGGCTGGCATAGCCGCTGATCTCCAGCCCCTCCTCGACAGCCTTCACCGCCCCGAAGCGCACGAACTTGCATTCCAGCCCGGGCAGCCCGCCGGCCGCGCTCAACTCTTCCATCTTCCACTCCTCCAAGCTCATGGCGCGACCACCGCGAAGGACTGCACCGCCTCGGCCAGGATCACCGCCACCACCCCGTAGACCGTCAGCCAAAGCCGCCGCTCGGTCCGCTCCATCATCTCCTCAAGCCGCGCCATCCGGCCCAGCATGTTCTGCCGGTGGATCTCGCTCACCCGCTCGTGCGCCTGCAGCCGCAGCCCCGGCGCACAGTCGAAGGGCGGCACCGGCAGGTCACTCATCGCCGCCCCCCGCGGGCAGCCCCAGAAGGGCCCGCTTCTCCGCCTCGCTCAAGAAATCCGCGTTGCAGACCCGCGCCCACTGGGCGTCACGCTCCGCCGCCAGGGCGGGCACCTGGTCCAGGTCCGGCGCCAGCTGCACCGCCTCCCCCGCGAGGATCGACAGCCAGCCGCCCAGGGAGGCCGTGACCCGCGCCGCCAGGGGCAGCACCGTCAGCCGGTAGAAGGCCCGGTGCGCCTCCTGGTAGTTCGCATAGGTCGCCTCGCCGGGAATGCCCAGCAGCATCGGCGGCACCCCGAAGGCCAGGGCAATCTCCCGCGCCGCGCTCTCCTTGGTCTTCTGGAATTCCATGTCGGCGGGTGAGAAGCCCATCGGCTTCCAGTCCAGTCCGCCCTCCAGCAGCATCGGCCGCCCGGCATTGCGGGCCCCCTGGTGGTGCAGCTCCATCTCGCCCAGAAGCCGGTCATACTGATCGTCGCTCAGCTTGCCCTCGCCCTCGGCGCCGCGATAGACGATGGCCCCCGAGGGCCGCGCGGCATTGTCCAGCAGCGCCTTGGACCAGCGCGAGGCCGCCCCATGCACATCCAGCGCCGTCGCCGCTGCCTGCAAGGGGCTGAAGCCGTAGTGATCGTCCTGCGGATGAAAATTGCGGATGTGGCAGATCGGGCTCGCTCCCTCCTCCACCGCAAAACGGTGGCTGCGTCCGCCAAGCGCGTAGTCATAGGCCACCGGCCAGCCATCCGCCCCCGGCACCACCGACATCCGGTCAGAGCGCAGCACATGCAGCTCCTGCGGCCAGGCGGCACTGCCCGCCACCGCTTCCAGGTAGCCGTTGCCGCTCAGCAGAAGCTGCCCGTAAAGCGCCTCCAGCAGCTCCGCCCGGCCCTGCCCCGCATTGGGCCGCGCCAGAAGGTCCGCCAGGGGATGCTCGGCATAGCGCCGCTCGGCATCCTGCACCACCAGCGGCAGGGCCGCCGCCGCCTCGGCAATCAGCTTGACCGCGCGAAAGCCCACCGGGTTGCCGCAGAAACCGCTGCGCGTCAGGCTCACCGTGTCGCGCGGGCTCCAGGCCGCGCGGCCGCCGCTCTGGAAGGCCACCAGCGCCCCGGTGGCCGAGGCCTTGCGCCCCGGCGCCGCCCCGGCGCCGCCGCCGCCACGCTTGAGAAAGTCGAACATGAAGAGGCTCCTTCACCTGCCCGGTGCCCCTTCTGGGGGCCAACCTGTGAAGGACTATCGCAGCCAGGTGTTAAGGGGCGCCGCGAGGAGCGTTCGCCGCCCCCGCAACACCCCCTTGCCTTAGAGCCCGCGCACCCCCGGCCTGCGCCAGCGCGCCGCCGGTTCGATCAGGGCCTCGTGCAGCGCCCAGACAAGGGCATCCACCCGGTCGGGCGAGCCGCGCCCCTCGAAGCCCCGCGCCGTCATGCGGCACATCTCCTCCTCGAGCGCGGCCAGTCCCCGCATGTGCTGCACCCGCCCCTGCTCGTAGAGGGCCGCCACCGGCTCCGCCCGGGCCACCTTCCCGCGGCTGGCATGGACCGTCTTCAGCGGCACCAGCGGGTCGACCTGGCGGATCACCTCCGCCACCATCTGGCCGCCTTGGTTCACCTCCGCCACCAGCCGGTCCGCGCCAAACTCCGCCATGGCCGCAACAGCCGCCCGCGCCCACTGGGCCGGCCTTGCGCCCTCAACCGTCCGGTCCGCCAGGACAAAGGCCCGCGCCTCCTGCGGGCTGGCCCCCTGGATCACCCCCACCACGAGGATACCGCAGGCGTCCCCGCCCGGCCCACCGCTGGCCGACGGGTCCAGCCCGACGACGATCCGGTCGAACTCCGGCGCCACCTCGCAGCGCGCCGCCTCCAGCATGGCAGAGGTCCAGAGCGCCCCCTCCGCCTCCGCCAGAAGCACTCCCTCCAGCTCCTGCTGGCCGCGTCGCGTGCCGCCGTAGCGCGCCTGGACCTCCTCCAGGAAGGAGGCGGCAAGGTTGGCCGCGTTGGCCCGCGTCGGGGCATGGGTCCGCACCGTCGAGGGCGAATCGAGCAGCCGCCGCAGCACCGCCACGTTGCGCGGCGTGGTGGTGACGCAGACCCGCGGGTCCTCTCCCAGCCGCAGGGCAAACTGCAACTGGTCCCAGGTCTCCTCCGCCCGCTTCCACTTGGCCAACTCGTCCACCCAGGCGGCATCGAACTGCGGCCCCCGCAGCCCCTCGGGGTCATGCGCCGTATGGACGCTCGCCACCGCCCCGTTGGGCCAGACCAGCCGCTTGCGCGTCGCCTCCCAGTCGGGCCGCCGGTCCGGCGGCGAGGAGGCCAGGATGCCGCTCTCGCCAAAGACCATGA